TTATCGTTCTCAGCCTCAAGCATCTCATCAATATATATGTTTTTATATTTTGCTTGGACGCGATACTGCTTCATGTATCATTATATAACAAAATGTGACAAGAATGCAACACTATGTGTTTGTAAGCTCTTTACATTCGAATTTTATGGCTATTTTTTCCTTATTTATCCTCTCTAAGCCAATATAATCGTCATTTTTTAACAATTGAAACGTTTGGCCAGATACTTGATATCCTGCTACAGCACAATCAAAATGGGTCGGATACATGTATGAAGTGGTCTGACTTTCAAAGCATTTACCACTGAGTAAACTACAAATGTGTAAAATTAATACGTATTTCATCCTATATTATCCTAGCTTATTATTTACTTGCATATCCCATTAAAATGTTTATATAAAGGAACACAATAATAATAACAAAGAGGAGGCCAAATGGCAACAACAGAAAAATCTTTTTCGAGCATTGCAGAGGAGAAGAAATTACATAGTGATCCAACACTTGAAGCTCTAACTAAATTAGAAGGTGCTTTTAAAAAATTGGTTCTTACAGTTGATTTGTTAGGTGACAACTTAAAAAAGATGACTGAAGAAAATAAAAAGTTAAAAAAACTTTTAGGATTGGTGGAGACAAATGAATAAATCATATTCTGAAGTTTTTAAAAATTGGGCTACACAAGTGGATGATATTTTATCACGGCTACCGAAAACTACAGTTGATGGCCAACCCTTAGAATATCAAGACGATGAGTACCAAGACACAATGAGAAAATTGCAACAGTGTTCAATGAAATTTGAAGACATGCCAATTTATCCAATCAACGAAACCATTGCTAATAAATTAGTACAAGATCAGATGAGGGGGGCCGATGAAAGACCTGATCTTTAGTATGATTTTTATTGCACTGTTAACAATCATCCCAGCTAAAATATTATTATTTATTTTTGCATCAGTGGGATATCTAATGTTCTATTAACCAAGGAGGAAAAGATATGAACAAAGCTATAAATAATAAATTTTTTGAAACTACGGATTATACCAAGTTCAAAAAAACTAGAGGTAACAGACCTGTAGACGCAGCACATGTGGAACAACTTAAAAAGTTGATCGAAGAAAAAGATTTATATGATCCAATTCGTGTAAATCAAAATATGGAAGTTGTTGATGGCCAACATACATTGGAAGCCAGAAAACAATTAGATCTTAAGATACCATATATTATTATGAACTCTGATGATCCTTTAGATGTTGCAAGACTAAATACAGGTCGTAAGAACTGGTCAATGAATGATTACTTAAATCAACATTGTGCTAGAAATAAAATGGATTACAAAATCTGTAGAAATAAAATGGCACAGTTTGGAATTAACGTAGCTGAAGCAGTGGTGTTGTTATTAAAACAAACATCATTGTGGTCAAGAATAAGTAATGATTTCAAAACTGGTAGATTTACAATCCCTGCAGGAGGTATTGAACACTGTGATAAGATTGGAACAAAGTTAATGCAGCTTAAAAAATTCTTTTATGGAATGGAGTCTGTTAAAAACAAACGTTTCAAAAGGTCAATGGTTGTTTCTTATATTGTAGCTGACAAACATCCTAAGTTTGATCACAAAAGATTTAAAAAAGCTTGTGAGAGCAGATCTTCATGGTTTTTAAGTGGTACTTCAACTGCTGATTATGTAGCTATAATTGAAAGAATATATAACGCAGGTCTTTCACCAAAAAATAAAATTAATTTGGTTGAATTTTACAAAAGTAAAGAGTATCAAGATAAATAGGAGAAATCATGAACATAAACAAATGGAAATCAATTGCAGTAGATATTGAGTCATATACAATTATTAGGGCTATGGGTGAGAATGGCCTTAGAAACCCTGGTAATATGATAAAAAAACTTGTTAGTGATCAGGTAAAAAAGATAGCTAAAAAAGAAGGTGTTGCAGAACCTAAAATGAAAGAGAATTTACTGAATCAAGGAAAGAAACTCTTGAAATCGTAATAGACACTTAGTAGATCACATTGTAGGTGTTGAGAAAAAGGCCGGGAGACTGGCCTTTTTTTTACTTGCAATCAAAATCAAAATAGTTATTACTTAAATAGTATTCCTAAGCCTAAATGAGATAAGTGGGGCTTTCAAAACACTTTATTTTCACCGAACAATTGACACTTAAATTAACTTTATAAAAGGATATTTTTGTGGGTAAAGCTATAAAAAAAAGTAGTGAAGAAGCATTAAACCAGGCGTTGGACACGTTAGTAATGGTTTGTCCAAACAAAAAAACTTATGATGAGTTAACAAGTTTGATGTTTCAATTGTATTGTGGAAATGACTTTGGTTTAGGAAATTTTAGTCTTTCTTTCCTTGATAAGATTGAGGATAGATGGCGAACAGGAAGAAAGTTAGCAGCTAATGCTAAAGGTATCAAACTGGTCGTACAAAATGCTTAACCACGGTGTAGATTTCTACAATCCATATCTTTTCCCGCATCGTGGTTATGCAAATGAATATAAAAAGGCCTACCGGCTTACTTAAACAATCTGTAATTATAATGGATGTCATGTCTGGTGAGGACAAGATGTTTTATTTAAGTAGAATGTGGGATTTATATTTTAAAATTTACCATAAAAAATCCTCTTATAAGAAAAAAAGTAAATATACTTTGATGAGAAAGAGGAAGGCCTATGAGTTGTGCACCAATCTTGTTAAAATTTTTGGGCATTAAATTGAGTGCTGAAATAACAAAATATAAAACTTTCTCTGAACAGAGGTTATTTCAAGCTATCCTGGTGCAGGCATTAGAGGATGCTGTAAATCCTTCTGGACTTAAAAAAGAAACTTACCATAAATATGAAAGTCATTGTTGGTTTATAGATAATGGTGAGGAGTTTAAAAACATTTGTTGGGGAGCTGATATGGACCCGGATTTTATACGTGGAGAGTATCTTAGGTTAGTTGATAGCGAAAAAATTTTTTTTACGGAAAAACAAAGGTCATGGATTCGTTATCGAGATTTATATAGGAAGTATAGAAGTGCCCAGACTAAAGAAGATAGAAGATATATTAAGAATTTAATTTTGAAAGAGAATAAGAAAAGATAGCTCCTGAGTGATCAAGAGAGCTAAAGTTATAGAAACCCAGGAGCACAGGTGAATTATAGCAGAATAATGGCAAATGGACAACGGAAACCGGATCAGGGAAAATTCTATTATATAGATTATCTAGACTAATTAAAAAAATAAAGTGCTCAGGGGGTAAAAGAGGTGTATCTGGTGTATCTAAAGTACTATTAGTCAATAATACCAATGGTTTTAATCAATTTTAATGGTGTATCTATGGTGTATCTATGGTGTATCTGGGATACACCACTCTTGCGGGAACGCAAACAGTTGGTTGTATAGATGTGGTTATTACTCTGAAATATCTATATAGTAGAAAATTATGTATAAGAAATTTCTATTAATGAATGCTGTTGGTAAAGAGGTGTTGAAAGCTGCCAAATCCTATTATAGAGGTGGTGGTAAAACTATTAAGCAAATGATGGAAGCACAACCAAGTAAGAATATTAAGGCACAATCAAGAGATGCTGCCAAAAGTGATATTAAATATTTTATTAAGAGTAAAATTAAAAAACCTAAAGGTAGAAAATAATGCCTGGTGGATTAAAAAAGAAATCATTGAGAACTGAGTTAGATTTAACTCCAAAACAAAAAATGTTTGTTGAGATATATGTTAAAGATTGGGGTTCTATTACACAAGCTGAAGCTTTAAAACGTGCAGGTTATGTATGTACTAACGAAAAAGATTATGGCTCTGTTGCATCTAGAATGTTATCTAGAAAACATAGTCCACACATTGCAAACTATTTTGACAAACTGTTTGATCTTGAAAAAAAGAAATATGAAAGTGACAACCTTAGAAGATATAAAAGGTTAGAAAGAATTGCTGACAAAGCAGAGAAAGAAAAACAATTCGCTGCTGCTATTAACGCTGAGTATAGATCTGGTCAATTGGCTGGAGCTTATGTTGATCGTAAAGAAGTAACTGTTAGTGGTTTGGAGGGTATGTCACGTGAGCAACTTGAAAAAAAGCTTGAGGAACTATCAAACAAAATCGATGGCTACAATGCCAAGACGATTGAGGTTGAGTCCAAAGACGTTACAACAATTGAAAAAAGCTAGTTGGGCTGATTGGTTAGATGCATTTAACCAAGTACATAACTCTACAATTACTACATCTGTTGGTAAAATAAAGGTAATGATTGATGACTAGAAAAAAAATAGCTGTACCAAAAAAAACTAAATCTGAAATAGATAAGTATCCAATGGTTTCTGTAGAGTGGTTTGACATCGTCTCGGATAGTAGTTGGAGTAGTTTTTCTGATGTAAAGAAAGCAAAGCTGGCAACCTGCATCACCAAAGGTCATCTTTTAAGTCAAGCAAAAGGTGTGACTAGAATTTTTGGAGATTACTCATATAACGATAATAAAACAGAAATTGAAACAATAGGTAATACTACATTAATACCTAATTCAGTTATTAAGGAAATTAAAAAACTTACTTAATCATGTCTAATAAAAATGGAGAAACAAGACTATGGCAAAAGGTTAAAAAAGGACTGACTGATTGCTTTTTAACTCGCGTAGAATCTAGCACAATTAACGGTATTCCTGATA